CGCCATCGGCAACGGTGCCGCTGTTGATGGTGTAAAGCGACCGCTCGGTGCCCTCGGCCAAGGTATCGGAAAGGCCGAAGTTCCATGACGTGCCGGTAATCTGGTCGAAGCTGACACGGCACTCGAACACAGTCATACCCAGACTGACCAACGAGCCCTGCGAGAGCAGTATCAAGCTCAGGACCGAGCCATCGTTGGCCGCGCCGGCACCGCCGGAGCCCATGAGGATTTGGCCCTCGGGCACGCCCGCGACCGTGGCCGCGGCGGTGGCATCGCCATCAGAGCCCGCGAAAACGATCCAATTGTTGGTGGTATCGATGGCCGCCGCGAGGAAGTCATCGAACACCTCAAACCGCTCGCGGCCGGTGTCGAAGTGGCCGGGAGTACGGAAGAAGTATTGCTCGGACGAATCCAGAACAACCGCCTTGCTCGCAACCGGGAAGCCGGCCGTGGCACCGTCAAGAAACGTTAACTCGGCCAGGGTGATATCGGGATCGCCCAGAGCCGTCCAGTCGGCCGTGGTGAGTGCTGTCGCTCGATACCAAGTAAGGTTAGAGGTGTCGAGGCAGACCTCGCCCTTGCGTGAGGGTAGAAGATTATCGACGGGGGTGCCGGCGTATTCGGCAAACCCGCCGCCGTAGGCCAGGGCCGACAGAATGTCGCCCAGCGCCTTCATATTTCCGCGGCCAGCCGACAGGGCCAACTGCTGCATTGATGCTTTCGAGAGAGAGGCAACCATGATGTTTCTCCAGGTTCCTAGTTTCTAAGGAGAGGTTCAGCGGGCGCCAAGATAGTCCCGCTTGCCACTTTTATTGGCGAGCACCGGGCGCCACCGTGACGCCCGGCGCTCGCTTTCGGAAAGAGGTTACCAAACGGTCTGCTGATCGTTGCCAGCAACGGTCACCCCCTGGCTCTCGCCGGGATCGTTCTTGACCGCTAGGAAGCCAAGGAGCTTGCCGTTCTCGCTGATGGTCGAACCAATTGTGAAGCCCGGCGAGTAATTGACGGTTCCCGCATACTGAAGGAACCCGGCGTTGCCGGTCACGGCCGCGACCGAGGTGTCGATGTCAATGCCGAACTCGACCTCGACCACCACGGTCGCGATATTGCTTTGGGTGCCGGAACCCGACTGGTCCGCGTTTTCGGACTGGATGGTCCCGACGATGTTGTCCACGATTAACCAGCCCGCCGCATCGCCACCGGCCCATGAGCCGCTGTCGAGGATGATCTGTTTAACCTTGAAGGTCGCACCGGAGGTGGCACCGGTAAGGGTGTCGCCCTCTAAAAGAGTATCCGTGCCACCTGACGTGAACACTACGACCTTGCCCAACCACCCCCGCTGGACGATATCACCATCGGTGAGGTTAGTGACTTCCACATAGTCGGGAATCCAGCCCAGCGAAACGTTGAGCGCGGCCCCCGTACCGTGGATGAATCCTGCACGAGCTACCATAACTATTTCCTCTTCATTGTTGCCAACTGCAAGCCTATGTTGCGGCCTACAGGTCGGTGGCGGCGCTCTCAAGGCGAGACAGCCAGTTCTCATTGAGGATGACGCAAGTGTAGTACGTCTTCCACGAGACATAGCCGCGCTGGCCGAGGGGGTCCGAGCCGCTGGGGGTGTCGGGATTAATCACCATCGGAGTGATGGCGCGCTTGCCTTTGAGCGGGATGAGCCCATACGATTCCTTGGAAACGTACAGGATCGGGTAGACATCCGCGCTGGTTCCCGAGGTGGAAACCATGTTGGTGCCCGAACCGCCAAAAGCCCCGCCGCCGTCGGCCCAGGCCGCAAGCTCGGGGCTCAGGACATAACGGCAATCTTCGACCGCACCGATTTCCTCGGGGCAGAGGGTGGCCCGAGAGCCGTACTGCGCCGTGGGAATGAAGCCCGGCAGATTGCGGACATCCGACTCCATGTCGGTGTGCGCGAGGGCGACAAATGACGCCTCGACCGCCTGGGTGGCATAGTTGGCGCTGGGGGCCAGGACGCTCGTGATCTTGCGAGCCTTCTGGGCCTTCAACGCGCGGGTGATGCCACGCTGCTTGTTGACGGTGATCGGCGTGTTGACACTGGCGCGCGCCGCGCCGTTGGTGTAGGCGACGGTGGTCCCGGCCTTGATGATGCCGTGCGTCACCATTTCCAGGGTCAGCGCTGCCTGTTCGCCGGCCAGCATGGCGGCGTCTTTCAGCACGGGGTCTTCGGCCAAGTCGGCCACGACATCGGTGATTTCGATGGGACGGCCATATTGCTTCAATGTCGCAGTCACGTCTTCGTACTGCATCCTTTGAGCGGTAGGCGTCACACCTTCGGTCAGCGGCGTGGTGGCGGCCGAGAAGGGGATGGGGCGCCGGAACTTGACCACATTGGCCTTGTTGCGCGGCATTTCCTTTGGGGTGCCGAATTTCTGGAGAACCAGAACCGGCTCGGCGTGCCGAAGCATCACCGTTGCGGCCCAGGCAGCGGTGCGCTGACTGATTATGCCATAGGTTGTCGTTCCATCGACCATGACGGAATTTCCTTATCCTATGCGATCACGCCCCCTGCGCTGCGTAGTGATCGAAGGCATCATCATACTCGTCCGGCGGACCAGACGGTGCTCCCGGCCCACGGCTCGGGACGTTCGTGTTGCCTTCAAGGCGGCGTTGGGTTTCGCGGTCGCGTTTGCTGGGTCCGCCATCACCATTGACTGGTGCGGCGGGCGGATTGGCTGGCGCTGACCCCTGGTCGGGGGGAGGTGTTGGCGCGGTGTAGGAATCGGACTGCTTGTAGAGGGTCACAAGATGGGCCGTCTCTTCGCCGTCGATGATCCGTTCCGCGTTCCGATTGAACATCGCGCGCACATGGTTTGGCTGACTGCCAACCCATTGCACGAAATTGTCATCGGTCACGTCTTCCCAATTGGAGTGGGCGCTTGAAACTATTTCTTTCTGGGCTTCCAAGATCTTATCCCGACGTTCATCGCTGAAAGTGGAGAGTTCGGTTTCGAGGGCCCGGTTCTTTGCTTGCATCCCCTCAAGGACTAACTTGAGTGGCGCGGCAAGCTCTGGAAGCTCCGATTCAACGGCCTTCCAGTCTTCGCTCTCGAACGTGGCCGTGAGCGTTGGATCGTCCCCATCCCCGGCAGGGGGTGAGGTAATTTGGGATTCCAACTCGGCTATACGGCGCGCGTCGGCGGCATGTCGGCCTTCGTTGGATTTCCATTTGTGGGCGTCTGCCGTCGCCGCCTCAAAGGCGGCCTTTTGCTCTTCGGTGGCATTCGCCCATAGATCCGGGGCCGGCTCGGGAGCGGGCTCCGGTTCCGAAGCCGGCTCTGACTCCGGGGTAGATGCCGACATCTCTTTGTCGGCAAATTCTGCAAAAGAATCATCAAATTCGGTAAATGCCTCGGCCTCTGGCGTCGGCATGTCAGCCGCCGCGGCATTGGTGGCATCGGCCGCGGCGGTGTCAGCCACAGGGGCTGGCGGCGTGTTCTCAGGGGTAACTTGGTTAGTCTCAGGGGGCATTTCAGACGCCTAAATCATACCCTGTCCTTCCTTGTTTTTTGTCGGCGGGGATACCCCCGTCCTTCAAGCTCATAATTTCCTTCAAAACCTCAATAGCGCCTCTGGCCGATTCCGTCAAGGGTTGGTCCGTTCCCGGCGCCTCCAGCAACTCGCGCTTTTCCCTTAGTTTGCTGCTTGCCCACTCCTGAATTGACTTCCATTCTCGGGAGTGCCAGTTGAGGTCTTTCGGGAAACTCATTAGACAGAGCCGCCGCTTTGCTGGTTGGGATGGCGCTCGGCAACGGTGATCTCGGCCGCCAGTTTACGCTCGCTACTCTGATTCGCCGCCTCGGACTTGCGCTCGTCGCTCTCGTTTTTCTCCCGCCCAACCTGAAGCTTGGCCTGTAGCTGTTCGAGCGTCATGTTGCGTTTCTCGGCCAGGGATATCATGGCCGATTCCTGTTTCATGGTTTCGAGTTTGATCGCGTTCTCGCCCTTCATCGTCTCAATGTTCATTTGGGCTTCGAGCTTGAGCATTTCAGGATCAGGCGGCGGGGGCTCCTTCGCCCGCTTCTGCGCTTCGATCTCAAGGTCGATGTCCGACTTCACAAGCTCGTCCGCCGGCAGCATGTGCGCCTGAACCAGTTTGCGATACATACCGGGGACGTTCGTCAGCGGGCCCAGCACCGGATGGCTGGAGAACTGCAACGCCATCGTCATAAGGTTCTGGGCCTGAAGCTCGCGCACGAGCAAGACCGACGAACCACGGGCGTCAACCTCGAAGTCGCCCTTGATAATCTCTTTCGGGCTAAAGGCCATATTCCAGTCGTAGGCGCGACGAATGTTGGGGACGGTTATTTCGTCATCGAAGGTCTTGACCGCGCGCCGGAACACGACATTGACGCTGTTCATCAGCATGGACATGCCTTGCGCCGTCTGGCGGGGGGCAGAGCCCAACTCACCTTGGGCAATCAGAGGCATATTGGTCTCATCATCGGCAAAGCTCTGTGCCATTTGGATGATGTTTGCCAACTCGGCCTGACGGCTGTCGATGTGGTAAGCCTCGAAGGCTGTGGTCGGATACGGCAGATTCTTGGTCTTGGCCCATAGCTTCCTGGGCTCCAAGTCCCATAGGCCATTCATTGGCTCAACTAGCTCTCGGTTGACCACTATCTGGGGGCCCACGCTCAGGCCGGCATTGTCCATGGTCATGCGCCAAGCCGCATTCATCGCGTCCTGGGAATCGCGCATCAGGAACGGAACGCCAAAACCGAAGATGTTGGTGTCGTCTGCCTCGAAGCTGAAAACACTATAAACGGGATCTCCGGTCTCAAGCAGCGGCGGCCCGTATTTTAGAAGACGCCCCTCGCAGAACCACACGACCGCTTCCTGTTCCTCCAGGGGGTCAATGTCTTCGAGGTCGTGGAGGATGTCGTCCTGGGTCCGGCCGTTAAGCTGGGCGTTGGCGATGGCGCGAAGCTCTTCCGCCTCAATCGGGCCGTGGTACTCCCAAACATGATATTTGCCTTCCATGCCCTCTTGCCCGGTGGCGGTGATATCACGGAGCTTCGAGAGGTAGCTTGGAATTTGCTCGCGGGGAGACCCCTCAAGGATGGCCCGGATGGAGTCTTTGTCGAAGCCAGTCTTGCGCGCCAGCTTCCTTAATTGTTTTTTGGTATACCGGTGGCGCTCGAAGTGGAATTCTGCTTCATCCACCGTGCGCGCGGACATATCGGGAAAGTAATTCCAGGGGTCAGTCCGTTCCCACACCGGTCTCGGGTCATGCACTTCGACCAACTGCCACACCCGGACGGGAGCGCCCTCTACGTCCAACCGCGGCTGGCCATAGTCGTCCCTGTCGACAACCTGTTGGTATTTGCGCCGTGTTCGGGTATCGACAACCGGGCCCTTCATCACCCCGGCGCCGAGCTTGCAGGAATCGTGGATCAACTGCCGGCACTTCAGATTATACTGGGCCTCGGTTAGCTGATCTTTGATTTCCGCCCGCATGGACTTGGCCTTGGCCTTGGCGAGCTTCATCAGTTCGGCCAGCCGGTCGGAATCGTCGCCACCCGGCTTAATCAGGTCGGCGGCGCCCATCAATTCCGGCACAGGCGTCGGTTTGATCCCCCAGTTGTCGTCGTCCGTCGGAAACAGCATGTCCGACAGCCGGGCTTCCCAGGCGTGGGTTTTGGAGCGTGTCTCGTTGATAAAGAGGCGCGACTTCTTGTTGTCCCTCAGATCGGTCTCGACGTTGGCCTCGTATCGGCCATGGTACTGACGGAGGTCTTTTACCCAGCGGTCCTCAACCTGAATTTTTTTTGACACCGTTTTGGTGGCGAGATCGTCAAGGCGGTTGACCAGCGCGCCGACTTGCTGGAAGACGGCCGCACGATGCCGGGCCTCTTGGGCCGCATCGGTGAAGTCTAGGGCCTCGGCGTTGCTCATCTAGTACCCAGCCTTCGTCAAACTACCAGCCATAGAGTTATGCCCCATCATCATCTTCGGGGGCTCGGTCTTGGCCAATATCAACCCTGATATCACAAGATAACGTGTCGCGTCCATAGCATGGTCGTTATTTTTGATCACCTTGCCCTCGGTGTCCCTACGGTAAATCCGGTACTCGGCTTGCCAGTTCCGCATCGAACGGAACACCAGAAGCCGGCCTGTGGCGATCCGGTCCCAGACCATTTTCAGCCCGGCCTCGCGACTGTTCTCGGCCATCATCAGGTTTAGGCCAAGCTCCTGATATTCAATGATCAACCGTTTGCCGTCGCGCTGGCCGGACCCAACCGACGCCGGATCGATGACGCCGGGTATCCAATCGCCTCTAGCTTTGATGGCCTGGACGTGTGCGGACGGCTCGGCTTGCCCCCTATAGTGTTCGGCGTAGAGATAGAGAACGTCGGTGTCGCGATTGAGCGCACCCCAGATAGCGGCCGTGCGGTTCCACCCCACGTCGAGCCCATAAATCCGGTGCCAGTAATCCGGCACTTTGAACGGGTCCACGAGAATTTCTTCGAGGGGAATTGGATAAATTGCGCCCGCGCCGAGAGAGGGGGCCCCTTCGGTGCGGGAGGTGAGTAGGTGAGGCTCGGCCGACGCGCGAAGCTCGGCCTTTGTTTTCTCGTCTAGGTGGGGAACATCATCCCATCCCGCTTGGACGAGGTACTTGGACGGTGTGACTTCTGGCAATTATCCCTCGGGGCTTATCCCCCGGCGAAGTACGTCGGGGGCACGGTGAACGGTCGAGCCGCTTCCACAATAGCGGAAAAGACGTGATCCTTCAATTGCTGCTCGGCCGGCAACTCGTCGTAGGGCACGAAGCAGGGATGCTCCTTCGTGGCCTCGTTCTTCATCACACCTCTAAAGGAAAGATGGGTCAGTTTGTGGTCGAGCCACGCTTGGTGCGATTGCTCCGGCGTCATGCCCGGATTGAGCATGAGGGTCCACACCCCAGCAATAGCGCTGTCCTTGGCCCATGTGGGGGCCTCGCTCCAGGGCAGTTGGGAGTGATCGCCTTGCGCGGCGCACACCTCGCGATTGGCCGCATGGCACATCGCGGCAACGTCAACTATCGTCAGAACCACTCTCGTTCTCCTGTTTGTTGGCCGGTGATGGGGTGGGGGAAGGGCCGATGGCCACCGTGACATCGCCCCTCTTGTTGATTAGGGTGAAAAGAGGTGTACCGGGATCAATATCCTCCCTGATATGAAGCTGGCCTTCCTCGTCTATGCGGAGCAAAAACCCTCCCCCGTTGGGGTCCGGCACCGCCAGCATGTCGCCCTCGGGTGGAATCATCGGCTCCATGATGCCGAAAGCACACGCCGCGGCCGGCAACAGGAATTGCCAGTTCAAGGTTTCGTCACCCTCAACCACCTTGGCGTTGGGGTCCATGCCCATGGCTTGGGCCATCCGCACCGCCAAAAAGACGTGGTACTTGGCAATTTTATTTTCGATGCCGCCGTCGGCCGATAGGCTCAAGGCTTCATTTGAATTCTCAGCCTCAACTTTAGCTTTGTGTTCCTCTGGCATTAACCCGTCCTTTTCGTTGTTACATCGCCAGCAAATAAGTATGAGGTTGCTCCGCTCATTAGAGCCGCCAGCCACGAGCGGGGTAATGTGATCAATCGTGGCCAGATTGCTCGGTGGTTTATTGGTCCGGTATTTCAAAACCATCGCCCGGCCGCAACTGGGGCAAATGGAACTCTCTGCAAACAAGTCTCGCCGGATTTGTTTCTTATTTTTTAACTCGCGTCTCACTAGGCATACTCTCCTCATAGGCTGGCGCCCGCAACAGAATACCGGTCTTCCGGCCGCCCATCCATTTGGTCTTGGTCAACTCGTATCCCCAGTAGGTCTTGGCCTGACGGCTGGCGTATTTGAACCGACACGTCTTGCGCGTCTCGCCCTCGGGCCCGGTGCCCGGCGTTCAAATATAGCCGGCCGGGGAGGGTCTTTGTGCTTGAGAGCTTTCCGGGCCTCTTCCTTGGTAATCTCTTGGCTATTGGCGCGGTGACAGATTTGACACTTCGCCGCATTACTACACGGTCCGAAAAATGGGGAAAGTTTGATGTCCGGTATGTCCGTTATTCAGCCCCCACCGGACACCCGGACACCTAGTGAAACCTGGGTATTTGATCTGATTTTGGCGATGTCCGGCGGTGTCCGGCGGACCGGACATCCGAACACCCCACCTAACCCATT